GTGTTCAACAATAGAGGGGTTTGTTGTCATCTTGAGCTGGTTCCAAATCCAATAGAATTACCCCGAACCACATCAATAAATTGGGGACTAACAAGACTTCCGTTTAGAGTGCTTCCGATTTTAAAACACGGATCAGTGCTTGCTTCATTTACAAGATTTGCTAAAGAGTTAATGCTTGTATATTTTTGAATAAAGTTTGCAGCTTCATTTTGTATTGCAGACGCTTGTGCCATTACATTCCCTATTGCTGCGTTTGCAGCATCTAATGCTTGAAACGCCGTGTTTAATCCCTCCGACAACTGCTGAACAGCACCTGCTGCATCTGTTCCCAAACTACCGTCACTAAACTGATTTAAAATATTTTCAATGTCCACATTTGCTGCTACTGCATAATTTATACTTAGTTGTCCGTTCTGATTCACCACATTTAATCCACCACCAATATCAAGTCCCTCGATTCCCAAAGCACACGACAACTCACCGTACAAACTCAGTGAACTAATAATATTCACTAATTGCTTTGGATCTGTAAATCTATTGCACTCTGTTTCGAATCCAGTAACAGTGTTTTGTAGTTGCGTAATTTTAGTTTTTGCCTGATTTAATTGCGGCAATGCCTGTGCCAATACTGGCGGAAGCTGACCTTGTAAAGGAGTTGCTCCCGCCGCGTCTATTAATCCATTTAATCTGGTCACATTTGATCCACCAACCTGTCGCGCCATGTTAATAGCAGCAGCGTTAGGATTTTTTAACATCTCACTGCTTAATCCAAAGTTAAGAATCCCTTTTTCGCCGTCTGTTAGTTTTTGCTTGCACGGACACGGTGTTTCTGCCATAGATTACCCCACAAAAAAAGTACTTGACCCTGTAGGTTGGTGGCCACAACTCGCTTGACTAGCAATAGTGCACACAGGAATGCCGCCAACAAGAAAATTTGAATTGCCTTGAACCATAACTGGATTATTATTGTGGGGAGAATCGTTATCGTGATTCTGTACCGGATTTCCTTCTACAGAAACAGGAAACCCGTCCACAAAAAAGGACGGATTACCCACAAGAATGGTTCCTCCTGCTGTGTCTACATTTGCTCTGCATACTCCAAATCCTGGCATGGTTTTCTCCCTTGTTTAGATATAAGACCCACCATCAACCTGTGCGCCAGTAGCACCAAGTTTATCACCAATCGGAGTAAATCCCGAATTTAACTCTTCTGGCAGGTAACCTTTTGTGCTTTCAACATTGCACACATACGAAACACCACCACGCTCCACCACATCTCCGTAGGTGTACACAGCGTATTCTGAAGACCCTTCAACATACTTACGGTGCTTGCCTCGGTAGTTCATGCTCACGATCCACCACCCTTAACATTTACCCGCTTTGGTTTTACCACAGGTTGACCAGAATTCACCTCAATTCGTTTTCCTTGCTGCATAACCATAACATTGCTGTCCGTAATAAACGATATGCTGCGTCCAGAAAATCCAATGTCTCCGTCCGCATAAAATTCAATTTTTTTGCCCGATGCTTTTAGAGAACCTTCAATCTGAAGATTTACATCGTCTGTGGCAAGAATATTTGTGTTGCCTGTGATCTGTATGTTTCCACCACCATTAATAGTAAGGTTCACCGCACCATCCACCACAATGTTTAGTCCTCGCTGACCAGATATGTGAATGTTCTTGTTGCCGTGGACAATTTCGTAATCGTCACCCACAATACGCTGAACCCGTGTGCCATCAGGATTTGTGGGTTTTCCTTCTGCGTTCTTCCACCCATTGCCAATTTCCGTGAACGATCCAGAGGTGTGATAGGTGTGAATTCTTTCTGCACCTGGTGTGTCGTCCCACTCTTCTACATGACCACTTTCAGTGTATTTCACGTGGTTCTTTGGGTACTGTGCATTGTACGGAGTAGGTGGTTCGCTCCACACAGATTTCTGTGCCATGTCCGGTACACTCTTAATTCCCTTTTTAGTGCTTCCTGTTTTATACCCTACAACAGTAGATTTTATTTTTTCTGTGTCTTCATTTCTCGCAAGACGATTGGTGTCCTGTTCACCAATTACAGAGACACCAATAGGAAACTTCCGCGCTTGAACATCTGATGGTTTTGCAGGATACCGTCCTGTAGAGTCTGAAAATCCAGTGTTTGTATCTGCTTCTCGTAAAGGTATACCACCAAATGAACCAATTATTACAGGGTCTTGAGCCTCTTCTCCGTCTCTAAAAAATCCAAACACATGAGAACCAACAAGGAGTCCAGTGGGAGAAGTTCCGATTCCTGAAATTGCAGCACTAGTAATTGGTTGCATGGGATACGCCCACGGTAAATGACTCGTAGGCAGTTCAGACAAATCTTCTACATGAAATCCAAAAACTCGCACTCTGCACCGCCCAATGTACAGAGGATCATTAACGTCTTCAACAACTCCGTGCCACCAAACAAATCCTTCTTTTCCCAAATAACCTTTCATCACACCTCCATATGAGTTTTAGATAATTCGTACTTACACACATACGCGGTGGCAAGATTGTGTTTAATGCTAGTAATCATATATTTACCACCAATATTTTTATCATTGGGATCGTCAAACAGATGCGAATCAGACTGAATTTTTGGTATTATGATGTCAACAATATCACCAACCCTACGACGAGTATCGCCCATAACTTGAATCATTAATTTTTGTGTAAGCAAATTATTTTTATGGTATTTATTTTTTTGAAACAAGGATTCTGATTGAAAATTATCTACTATTGGATTACTTTTTGTGTGTACGGTGTGTCCTGTAGACGGCATATAAAAATAAACAGAACCTTTAGACAACACCTTGTCTACTTCAGAATCGGTTTTTCTGAAATGATTTAAACTTCCAAGTTTTTTAGTAGAATCAAAAACATCAGACTCATAAAATGTGTGCTTTCTTGTTTCTTTGCGAATCAAGTCATGTACTTCCATGAAAGAAGATATTGTTCCGTACATAATATTAGACACTGTATCAAAACGAGACATCTCTTCTAATTTTTGTATTCGATGATACCGTGCTGGTAAAATTGTAGAAAAAGATACACTCTCAATCTTTCCATCAGGAACTGCAACATTTGCAGGTGTGTATAGGTACGGAATAATGTTAGCAGACCCGTCTTCAATAATTTTTGACACGCTTTTAAAGCGATGACCGTCTATTGTTTCATAGAACAAAAACGGACTGTAATCGTTTGCTGTAGATGTGTGCGCTTTCGATGCAAGCCAAGAAATTGCCTTAAATGGTGTATATGATTTTGATATCACAAACGAGTAGTTGTCGTTAGTGTCTTCTATTTCTAACTTGTTTTTCCACACACTATCAGGAAAGTGTTTGGTGAAAATAGAATTAACCATTTTTGATGTTTGACCACGCAAAGAATAACCACAATACTCAGAGAAATTAAAATAACCACCCTCAGTTATAAGGTGAAGAACATATTTTTGACTTTTTCCATTGTCCATAATCTCGTGGGAATCAAGTTTATACACCCGAAAAACCAATTCGATTTTTTCCATTTGGGTTATTTCGGTCTTAAAAACTAACTCAACTTTCTCTTGCCCAATAATGGGCATTCTTTCGGGAAGATTTAGTGAGTCTTCAATGTGAATTTTTGCTGTGAGATACGGAGAAAATATGTCCTCGTATATCTCTATGTACTGATACAGAGCAGACAAGTTAATACTGTCGCCTGTAACAAGTGAGTGTAGGGTAAGACTTTCAATCTTGTAGTCTCCCGCTTTTAAGATTTGTGATCCGTGCTCGTTCATATCAAATTCTTAATAAGCCTTCCAATTCCTTGATTGCCTGCGACAAATATCGTGGATGTAATACCTTTATTGTTCTTTTGGAATCGTTTAACGTTATTTCGTATTTTGTGTTTGAAACAGCGTATTGATTAACTGGACTGCCAGAAATTCCCATGTAACCACCAATAAACGTTTCCCAAAAATCAACAGTTCCAGAATCAGGGACGTATCCTTTCCCCTCATCAGGGAGTGGATATACATCAGATGCCGATCCTATAAACCCTCCTAGAACAGAATAACTATTGCTCTGTTGGGTTAAGGGATCAACTGTAACAAACTCACTTGCTCCACAACTACCCACAGGTCTAGGTATTTCGAAATGATGAACAGATAAATATCCCTCATCAACTCTTTTAACATTAACGGTATGCTGAACCCCTCCTGTTTCTGTGATTGTAGCAGGGCCAACCACAACAGGTTTGTCTACAAATAAACGAGAAAATGTGGGATGATATTCCAGTACTCTAACAGAAACAGAACCCTGTGATAAAGTAGCACCTGTATCTACTGATGATTTATAGAAAAAATTATCACCTGTTGCAACATACGCAAAGTATCCACCGTACTTTTTTTGGATGTAGTCTTGAACAGACTGTTCAGAGCGATACCAGTCATAATACGGATCTATAATATCGTTAGTTAACAAAATTACCCAAGCATAAGAAGGGTCGCCGTAAACCCGATCTGCAATTTGTTCTGGTTTTTCTCCGTCTTTAATATCGTATTCCAAAAATGCGCCAGCAGAAGATTTTAGGTCACTAGAAAGACCAATTCTTCTTAGTAAATTGCGTACATAAACAAACTTCAGATCCGAACCAACCCCAAGAGGATAATTAACAAGTGGAAATTTGGTAAAATAAGACATCAGAATCCTTCTTCAACCTTGTCTCGTGTAAGCACATCCATCTCACTAAACTGTAGAGACAGAGTTATTGCTGTTGGTGAATTGTCTAAAAGAGACGAATATGTACCATTGGGTGAGTAGTCTACTGCTATACTGCTTAAAGCACAGTATCCAATTCTAGGCAAATACTCATTTTCAACAAATCCTGCCTGATTGTTTTTATCTGGATTAGTGGACAAAAAGCGAACACGGAACTCTGCTGGTACACGCAATTGGATTTGAGCTCCATCCGCTTCTCCAAATTTTGCCGGATGAGCATGGTAGCGAAATGTTTCAATAATATCACGAATCATTTCTACTTCTTCTCTGCTACGAGGATAAAATTCCCACATAAAAGAAAAGGTTCTAAATTCTTTTTGTTTAAACAATTTTGCCAAACGAGGATTAAGCACGGTTCCTGTCAAAGATTTTGCAACAGCACCCTGTCCTATACTATCAGCTGCAATGTCAACAGCTGCAAGACCAACTTGCGCTGCTGTATTCAATGGATCCGAACCTATAGCATCAGCAATTGCGCCTGCTGCTTTCATTTCAGAGTCTTCGTATGAAAAAGAGTCTTCATTGTTTATCTTTGTACAAAACGGAAGGTAGATGGAAACCATCTGATCGTACTTTGTTCCAGCTTGCAATTTTTTTGCGCCTTGTTGCACACCAACACCACCGGCAGCACCGATAATGCCACCCGCAACAGCTCCTATAGGACCACCCATTAAAGCACCAATTCCAAGTCCAAACAATCCACCAAGTACTCCTCCTCCCGTAGCAGTTGTACGATTTACTGCTCCCTGAAAACGATTTTCTAGAAGTAGTTTGTCGTTGTCATCAAACCCCATAGCACCTGCTCCATTTTCTATTTCAAATGCAATAGAGTCAACTTTTTTCTGTTGAGACTTAATAGTTTGCTCCAGTATAAATTTTGCCTCTCCAGGATTCAGATTTAGTAAATTTGCAAGGTTATCGTTTACAGATGGGTCTACAACCTTTAGAAGTGAATTATCCTTTACCATACTACGAATTTCTGCAATTCCCGTATCAGAAAGAGGAGACTTTGCCACATTTTCGTATGTAAAGTTTCCTTTGTCTATAAGACTTGATATGGTATTCATGGTTTGGAGTTTTCTCTCGTTTTCCTGTTTTGCTTTGCTTAACTCCCCCTTAGCGTCTGTCAAATCCTTGTTTTCCTGTCTCCAAAATATCTGAAACTGCATAACATGGGGTACTTCACCTGATCCGATTTCTATAGGAAATTTAAGAATAGAAGGTCGCTTGCGGTCACCACGCACCATATCAGGAGTGCTTTCCAAGGCACTCATAATTGGGTCAGCCATGGACTCTGCTCGCAATGCTCTTCCTGCACTAATTGACTTTCTGTTGGTTGCAGTGAACTGTTTACCATCAGATGTTATGACTTGTCCTTGTCTGGCTTGTTCTGGTCTTTTCAAAAAGAAGGGATTGTTATCTGTAGGCATTCAGAAATTCCTTATTTGAATGGGCGGAGTCTACATATTTATGTATGGCGTACAAAGGCATTTTTCAACCACAAAATACAAGTAAGTACATGGGAGATCCAACAAAAATTGTTTACAGGAGTATGTGGGAAAGAAAGTTTATGAAGTTTTGCGACAGCAGTTCTAGCGTGACACGTTGGGCATCAGAAGAAGTAGTAATTCCGTACATTAACCCACTAGACAAAAAAATCCACAAATACTTTGTAGACTTTTTGATCGAGGTAAAAACTAAGAAAGGCATCAACACTTGGTTGGTAGAAATCAAACCCAAAAAGCAATGCCAAGAACCCAAAAAGAAAAAGAGGGTCACCAAAGGATATATCACCGAAGTAAAAACGTGGATAACCAATAATGCCAAGTGGGAAGCAGCAAAACGGGTGTCTGATACCAAAGGATGGAAATTTAAGATTCTGACCGAAGACGATATATTCAAAAAGTCATGATTTCCATAGATTCAAAACTAGAACTACAAAAAATAATAGACGAAACTACTTCGGTTATTGGTTCTACAAATCAAACGTACATTAAATTTCTACAACTAATGAACAAAACGAATAGACTAATGATGCCAAACAGACTTATACCTGGTGTATTTGTAATTTTTAAATATCAACCAACTAACGAATATTTTCTTTCTAGTAATACGTATTATGACACCTTTCCATTGGTATTAGTTACAAAGTCTTATAAAGAGGGATTTGCTGGGATTAATATCCACTTTTTAGATTTAGAGTATAGAGAGTTCTTGTTCCAAAATCTTATAAAATACTTACCGCAAATCCGTGTAAGTGAAGACTGGAAAACTAGACTACTGGTTAGCTACGACCACTTGAATGCCAGGTCTAATTTCAGATTTTTCAAGCCGTGTTACAAAAAATATCTATGGAAAGGCATAACAAAAAGACCCATTATGGTTCCGTTTGATTTATGGGAAGACATGATGAAGTCAAACACCATGAATTTTAAAAATGCTAAACCAACAACAGTGTTCAGAAAATCAAGAAAAGCAATCACCAGAAACTTCATAAAGGGAAAATAAATGCCGTATCTACCATCAAACATTAACGAAATGTTTTACAATATTCTCTCGCAAGGAATAGCATTTAACAATCGGTACTCTGTTGCAATCAATACTCCACGAGTATTTTTCACAAACAATTCCGCAGAGACCCGACAGCTATCAATTCGTTGCGAAGCAGTAACAATTCCTGGACGATCCTTCTCCACACAACCGTTCAGATACTACGGTCCAGCACGCAATATTCCATACGAACCCATATATGCAGGAGAAATCACCCTCACATATATCCTCTCAAGAAATATGCAAGAACGACTGTTCTTTGAAAAGTGGATGCAACTTGTATGTGATCCAGAAAACTACAAATTTTCTTATTACAATGACTACACTACAGACATGGTAATATCTGTGCTTGGAAAAGACGATGTTTTACTTCATGATATACAAGTAGAAGAAGTGTATCCCAAATCAATTGGTGATATTCAATTAGGTTACGAAAAAGATAACGAGATAATGCGGCAGGATATTACACTATCATTTAGAAAATACACATCAATACAGTATCAAGCAGCAAACGAAACCTACGGAATTCCATCAGATTTAGGTGTCGATACGATACAATTCAACCCTAATAGTTTTAGAAAAAATAATTCAAGTTTAAATGCTGTTGACAACACTATAAGATCAGTATAAATAGATGATATACAATAAATAGTGATTGGTACACTCTTTATCACAAAGGAATACTATGAACAAACTGAAGTTGTCTAATACAACACTTCCACAGTACAGCATGACTTTGCCTGTTTCAAAAATGCAAGTAAAGTTTCGTCCTTTCTTGGTAAAGGAAGAAAAAGTGCTTCTGATTGCCCTGCAATCTAAAAACGTAAACGAAATCAATAACGCTATGAGTAATGTTATTTTGTCGTGTACAAACGACACTATAGACACTAAGCGACTATGTGCTGCGGATGCAGAATATGCGTTCTTACAGATTCGATCAAAATCTGTTGGAGAGGAAGCAAAACCACAAGTTGTTTGCTCCAAGTGTGGACACGCAACCTCAGTAAAAATTAAACTTGATCAGATTACCATCGCACCACAAGATAAAGAACCAGTAGATTCAAATATTAAAATTACGGATACCCTTTCAATTGTAATGAAATATCCTTCTATTCACGATATCGACTACGAAAAAAACGAGGTAGAAATTGCTTTCGAATTAGCAAAAAAATGTATAGAATCTGTAATTATTGATGGTCAAGTTTACGAACAACGAGACATTGATCCACAGGAACTGTCATCGTTTATAGACAACCTTTTACCAGAACAATTCAAAAGTATCATGGATTTTCTCCAAACAATACCAGAACTAAAGTACGAGTTTCGATACCCTTGCCCAAACTGCGGCGAATCGGTTCTAGTACAGATAAAGAGTGTATCTGATTTTTTTCAATAGCCCTGAGTCATAGTGACTTGGGGTCATACTATCAAATTGCCTTTAATCTGCTACAACATCACAAATACTCTTTAGAGGAATTAGAAAACATGATTCCTTGGGAAAGGGACATATACATAAATTTGCTTATTAATCATTTGAAAAAGGAAAAAGAGCGAGAAAGAAACAAAAAAATGCTATGACTTATACATCATGACTTTAAGGGAGTAGCATGAATCATGGCTAAACGAAAATCATACAAAAGCAGAGACAAAAAAAAGAAAAGCAAATTTAAAGGCAATAACAAAAAGCCTGCTAAAGGGGTTTCCCAACAATCAACACCAGTTGTTGTACCTGATGTAACTCCTACTTCAACGGATACACCAACTGAGACTTCTGAAGTTACAGAAGAAAAAATTACAACCCAAATAGGTTTGCTTGAAGCACTTATCAAGCAACGCCAAGATATGGGTTTTGAAACATCAGAACTTGAAAAATATGTAATTGGAATAGGTGATCAGCGTGGGGTTCGCTCTGTTGTGGAAGAATTCATAGCAGAAAACTCTAAAAAATTCAATCGAGAAGACCCTGCTGGTGCTGCTGCTTTCAAATTAATGGAAGAATCTGTTTCTTTATCAGAAGCCTCAATGAGTTCATCAAGAGAAGAAGCAAAGGCCATATACGCAAAATTAAAGTTTATACAAAATCTTGCCAAAAAGACTCAGGGTGAACAGTCAGGGATAGCAAAAAAACTAGATGAAATAATTGCTCCTGTAGAGCAACAACTAAAAAAGAGGACAACCTTTGCTGCTTTCTTAAAAGAAAAGGCACAAGACTTCAGGAAAACTCTGCCTGAAAAGATTGTAAGTAAAATTCCAGGTATAGGTGGATTACTAAGCGAATTCCTCCGCGAACGCCGCGAGCAGAAAGAAATGCTTGAAAAGTACTCTGGTGGATTGCAGGAACAAATTGCTCGCGGAGGAAAGAAGAGTGCGGGAATAAGTAGTACTCCTGCTGCATCCATTCCAAAAGAAGACTCGACTAGATCTTTGGAAGAAAAAAACATAGCAGAAGTCGGTGGTACTCCTGCTTCATCCATTCCTAGTATGTTGTCTATGGCAAAAGAAGACCGAGAAGGAGAAAAAGAGACAGGAGAGACGGGGACAGCGGCAGAAGGCAAACAAATAAAAACTTTGGGAGAAATTCACCGAGAAATAACGGGAATAAAAACCCTGTTAGAAAAGAAATTTAAAGGAGACACAAGCGACACATCAGAAACAAGTGATACATCAGAACCATCCACGAGAGAATCAGGTGCATTCAATATAGGAAGAAAACTAAGAAAACAAATTCAGAATGTTGGTGGAAAAGCACTATATGCAGCAAAAAACTTTGGTTCTAAAGCAGTTTCTACAGTTTCTAAAGCAGCATCTCCTGTTGTTACTATGGTTAAAAGTATTGGCGGAAACGCACTAGATGTAGCAAAAAACTTTGGTTCTAAAGCAGTTTCTACAGTTTCTAAAGCAGCATCTCCTGTTGTTACTATTGCTAAAGGTGTTGGCGGAAAAGCACTAGATGTAGCAAAAAACTTTGGTTCTAAAGCAGTTTCTACAGTTTCTAAAGCAGCATCTCCTGTTGTTACTATGGTTAAAAGTATTGGCGGAAAAGCACTGAGTGCTGCCAAAAATGTTGGTGGAAAAGCACTGGGTGTGATCAAAAATATTAGTAGCAGAGTATTAAGTGATACTCCTGCTGCATCCATTCCAAAACAAGACCTAACTAGATCTTTGGCAGAAAAAAGCGTAGCAGCAGTCGGCGGTACTCCTGCTGCATCCATTCCAAAACAAGACCTAACTAGATCTTTGGCAGAAAAAAGCGTAGCAGCAGTCGGCGGTACTCCTGCTGCATCCATTCCTAGTATGTTGTCTATGACAAAAGAAGACCAAGCAGGTGAACTTAGCAAAGAAGAAAATGGAATAGAAAAAAAACAGTTAAAAAGTCTAGGACAAATTCACCGAGAAATAATGGGCATCAAAACCCTGCTAGAAAAGAAATTTAAAGAAGACACAAGCGATACATTAGAACTATCAAACAGAGAATCAGAATTAGAGTCTAAAGGAAAGTATGGTTCTTTAACCTCTGGTATCTCTGATATTAAAGGTGGAGGAGCAGGAGGAAAAGAAGGTGGTGGACTTCTCTCTAATCTTATTTCTTTAGTAACTAGCGGATCAGGCGGAGGCGGTGGATTACTATCAACAGTTATAGGTGCGGCAAAAGAAAAAGCACTAGGTGCTGCCAAAAATATTGGTGGAAAAGCACTAGGTGCTGCCAAAAATATTGGTGGAAAAGCACTAGGTGCTGCCAAAAATATTGGTGGAAAAGCACTAGGTGCTGCCAAAAATATTGGTGGAAAAGCACTAGGTGCTGCCAAAAATATTGGTGGAAAAGCACTGGATATGGTCAAACCGAGTGGTGGTGGTTTCTTTAGCAAAACATTAGGTGCGGTCAAAAATGTTGGTGGAAAAGCACTGGGTGCGGTCAAAAATGTTGGTGGAAAAGCACTGGATGCGGCCTCTGATACTCTAGGCAAACTAAATCCATTAAAAGCTATTGGAAGTTATGTCAAATCAAACGCAGGAAAGGTAATAAAAAGCGTTGTCTCCATACCTGGTCTTGGAGCAATAATTTCTGGTGCATTGGCAATCAATGATATCATGGGTATAAAAGCAGATCCAGAACTATCTCCCGAAGAAAAGAAAGACAAAATTGGACGTACAATTGTTGGTGCATTTGGTTCAGGATTAGGATCAGTATTAGGAGGTGCTGCTGGTACAGCCATACCAATTCCTGGTATTGGAACACTTATTGGAACGATGGGTGGGATGTGGGTTGGCGAAAAACTTGCAGGACTACTTGCAGATGCAGTTGGTGGAAAAGGCATATACGACATGATTGCATCTATTCCTGGTATTGGTTCTCTGATCAGTGTTGATGATGAGTCATCAGCTAAGAGTGAAGGTAAAACTAAACCGCCTGGTGCAGGTGCAGAGTCAGCAGGAGGAGAGGCGGGTTTTATTGGTGGTACAGAAAACAAGTCAGGATTGTCTGCTGTTAATGCTGCTGCTTCCGCAACAGGAGCGGCAATGATTCCAAATCCAAATACAAACACGGAACAAGCAACAGGAGTTGTTTCTCCAACAACGCCAAACACATCTTTAGGACAAATGTTGCAAAAGTATAACTCAGAGACTAATGCTCTAAATCAAGCAACAGAGGAAACACAAAATCAAATGGTCACGGCTAATAACAGGTCTGCTGTTGCAGGAGGCAATAAAATAAATACAACTGTGTCTTCTACTGTAAACAATTTTCACGACGATCTTCGTCAAAGAAATAATGAACCAACAATAAAGATTATGCAGCAAGCAACTTTAAGTGGCTTATGGAATTAAAAAGAAAAGGGCGCACTTTGGTGCGCCCCTTGCTAACGCCTTTAGGCGTTTCTACAAAATTGTTTTAAAACCAAAACTACTGTCTATTAATCTTCGCTAGCCAACTTCTCAAAGTAAGAAAGCGCATCCTCTGTATCGTCAGTATTGTTGACAGTTTCTTTTACAGGGCTCTTCTTTGTGGACTGAGTAGGAGACTTTTTCACAACAGTAACATCAGACTCGTCTTCGTCATCAAATGATGCCTTTTCTGCACCACCAACCACAACAGCAGAATCAGAAGTTGCACGAATGTTTCCTCCTAAAACTGCTTCAAGACGAGTCTTTAATTCATCATAAGACTTGAAAGACTTTGGATTTGTGAACTCTACAAGCGAATACTGTGTTTTCCACAACTTCTCAAGTGCAGAATCATTACCACCAAGCAAAGCAGAGGGGGCAGCGAACTCACTCTTGTCGTAGTTTGTGTACCCTTCAACTTGACGAATCTTCAACTTGAAATTAGCACCGTTCCAAAAATCAAACGGATTCAGGGGTTTTTCGTCCTGAAACTGAGGATTCATTGCTTCCTGAATCTTCTCAAAAATCTTTTTGCCGTACTTAAACAAGAACACCTTCCCATCGTTTTCTGGATGCTTGGGGTCACTAATCACAAGAATGTTAGACATATACGACAACTTCCTCTTGCGATCACGAGCAATAGCCTTGTCCTTGTCTGAACCAGTGTTCCACAACAGAGTATTCATTTCACTCACTGGATCCTTTAGACCAATAGTGGTGAGAGAATTCTCAATATACCAACCGCCTGGACCACGAAAACCGTGATGCCACACACGCGCCCACGGCAGGTCTTCGCCATCGGGAGCTGGAAGGAAACGAATCTCTGCGTAACCGTTTCCTGTCTTGTCTGTTTCAGCCTTCCATAATCGGTCGTCCTTATACGACTCTGACCGTTTTGCCATTTTGTCCATTTCGGACGCGAGTGTTTGATACGAATTCTTAGATGAACTCTTCATGTCTTTAAAACCCATAGATGTCTCCTTGTACTATTTGTACGGTGTGTGTTAAATGTGTGACAAAACTTTTGTCACAGGTATGTAGGTAAAATACCACAAAAACGGGTTGTGTCAAGTGCTAAACAGGTAATTTAGATTTTTTAGGCAAGAGATTTAGTTCCTGCCCTTCAGCCTTTATTTTTTCAATAATAGGTTTACTTAAAAATTTAGCAGCAACTTGTGGTTCAATGCCGAATCGTTCACAAACAGCAAGCACTCCGTCAATATATGAAACACCGTGCTTCCGTACATGGTTTTCTACTTCTTTTGGAAATCGGATATTGTTTATGTCCATATCAGCCTTGTTTTCAGAAATATACATAGGTAGGTAATCCTATTTATAAGAATTGAGTCAGACACCCCTGCACAACACGCACAGCGGAGAACCCAATGGGAGCAACTAGCGACAACTACGAAATCGAAACTAGTGGAATTACTTATACCATAGCAAGTGATTATGTCAACCTTTCTAGTGGAGAAACTGCACATTTTCAATATATGAAACTTGCTTATTCATCTCTTCCGCCTGGGATCGCAGAAGGGGAATATCAATCGCCGCTTCAAGCCGAAAATGCAATTACATATGAAGTTAGTTACATAAATCCCCTTCCTGCACATGTATGTAATGGTTTAACTATTGACAATATAGTTGGTGTAGTTGGTGTCACTGTTGGCACTCTAACCGTTCAAGGCACAGACCTTGGTGTCACCGTTGGCACTCTAACCGTTCAAGGCACAGACCTTGGTGTCACTGTTGGCACTCTAACCGTTC